AAAGGACAGTATGGCGAGTTTGAAGCAAAAGCAAATGTCTTTGTAAACAGACTAGGCGGCTCAAGTTTTGTAATGGATGACGGCGATGATAAGTTTATTCGCAAAACCCCAGCAAGCGAAGGCCCTCCTGAATATTCAAATGTTGAAAAAGGTGAAACTGCCGGCGACCGTACTATTCCTCAAAACGAAGTATTTAGGTTGCGTACCAGAACTGGTCATCAGATTCTTATGCATAATTCTGAGGATTTAATCTACATAGGTAATGCTCGTGGCACGTCGTGGATTGAGCTGTCTAGCAATGGTAAGATAGATATTTACGCTAATGATAGCATAAGTGTGCATTCAGATCAAGACATAAATTTCACTGCTGACAGAGATATGAATATTGAAGCAGGTCGCAATATAAACATGCGTGCTAGAGGACGTGATAAAAAAGGCGAAGATCTACCAGATGGCGGCAATATTCAAATGGAAAGCAAGAAAGATACACACATTCTTGTTGAAGAAAATATGAAAGTAGATGTAAAAATGCAGCAGGACACTACAGTTGGCGCAGATCGTTTCCTTACTGTAGTAGGTGATATGCATACAAAAGTTGATACATCTATCTTCGAATTAGCAGCTACTGACATTAATAAGAAAGCAGGCGCAAACATTAATATTGAATCAGGCGCAAATACTAATTCTCTTTCCGGAGCAGCAACAAACCTAGAAGCAGGAGCAGTGTTTAATGCTCTAGCTGGAGCCGCAATGAATCTTAATAGTTCAGCTGGGACAAATATTCTAAGTGACGGAATAGTTGCTATAGACGGGTCTCTAACACACCTTAACAGTGGGCTCGCAGGGCCAGCAGCGCCAGCATCACCTGCAATAGACGCACAGCCTGCAACGGTGTTTGAGCCGCTCTTAGTGCACACTAACAGCCAGATACTTCCTGAAGATATGTCTAAAGTAACAGTAGAATCGATAGTAAAACGGATGCCGAGTCACGAACCGTGGGCACAGCACGAGAACCTAATGCCCAAGGACTTTCTGCCAGAAAAAACTGATATAACTGTTGCGGCACCTATTGAAGATGCAGAGTATATCAAGTCTACAGACACGTTTAGAAAGAACCGAACCACGGCAGGAACCGGAGTAGGAATTGCTGCTCAGTCAAGCCAACAAGACGAGAAAAGCATACCGAGTAGAGGCTAAATACTACCATGAGCTCATTAGAGAAGAATCTTTACAAAAGAGTACAATCCAAGCGAGAGGGTGGAGCAGCAGCAACACGTTCTGTTCCTAATACCGTCTACCGCGGCCTTAGCACAGTCAATCCGGAAAACGACGGGTTCCGTCTGTATGACGTTGCTATAATCAAACAAGATTTGATTAATCATTTTAATATTCGCCAAGGTGAAAAGTTAGAGAATCCTGAATTCGGAACTATCATTTGGGAAGTTCTTTATGAGCCCCTTACAGAAGCACTTAAACAGGTTATTATCGAAGACGTTGAAACTATTATTAACAGTGATCCAAGAGTTGCGGTAGACAGAGTTATTGTCGACGATTATTTTAACGGCCTACAAATCGAGTGTGTTCTTACCTTCCTAGATTACAACATCTCTGAGCAGCTTCGCTTCCAATTCGACGAAGCTAATGGATTAATTGCGTAATAATATACGCGGTTTTCTCTTTCAAATAAATACTACGATAACAGAGGAAAGCACATGTCAGCCACAGATAGACAGAATCGATTACTGGTAGCAGAGGACTGGAAAAGAGTATACCAGACCTTCCGTAATGCAGATTTTCAGAGTTACGATTTTGACAATCTAAGACGCACAATGATTTCTTACTTGCGTGAGAACTATCCAGAAGACTTCAACGATTATATTGAATCGTCGGAGTACCTTGCGCTAATTGATCTAATTGCATTCCTAGGACAAAACCTATCGTTTCGTATAGATCTAAACGCTAGAGAAAACTTTTTAGAACTTGCTGAACGTCGTGAAAGTGTACTGCGTCTTGCAAGACTTATTAGCTACAATCCAAGCAGAAACCAAGCAGCTAACGGCTTCTTAAAGTTTACTGCCGTGCGTACATCAGAAGATCTTATTGATAGCAACGGCATTAACCTCAAAGGGCAATCGATCCAATGGAACGACAGCACCAACGCCAACTGGTTTGAACAATTTATTAAGGTAATCAACACTGCACTTCCTCTCAATGGTGTATTTGGCCAGCCTGACAAAAAAGAAGACGTTGCAGGTATTCCTACCGAACAGTATCGAGTTAATGGGTTGAACACAACTGTTCCAGTTTATAGCTTCCAGAAAGCGGTTGAAGGGAAAAGCACTCCGTTTCAGATTGTGCCTACCGATATTGTTGACGGTAATTTAGTTGAAGAACCGCCGCTTGCTGGCAATAACTTTTCATTCATTTATAAAAATGACGGCCGCGGTCCAAGCAGCACAAACTCTGGATTCTTTGCTCATTTCCGCCAGGGCATACTTGACAATGGTCAGTTTACGGTTACACAGCCAGTGGCAAATCAAACTGTTGCTGTTGACACAACTAACATCAACGACACTGACGTCTGGCTTTATAAGCTAGATGCAAACGGCAACGAACAAGAGCTATGGACTAAAGTAGCCAGTGTTGAAGGCAATAACATTATCTACAATAGCATCAACAACAATATTAGAAATGTGTTTAGTGTTTTAACCAGAGTTGATGACAGAATTAACTTGATCTTCTCTGATGGGGTATTCGGTGAATTGCCAAAAGGTAACTTTAGAACCTACTACCGCGTTAGTGAAAACAGAAGTATGATTATTACTCCTGCGGCACTATCAGGTATTAACTTTAGTATACCGTACCTAAGTAAGCAAGGTAAACAAGAAGAAATTACATTTACTGTTAGTCTACAGACCACGGTATCAAACTCAACAGTAAGCGAGACTAACGCTAGTATTAAAGCTAATGCTCCTGCTACTTATTACACTCAAAACAGAATGATTACTGGTGAAGATTACAACGTAGCTCCTTTAGCAGTAAGTCAAGAGATTGTAAAAGTTAAGAGTGTTAACCGTACATCAAGTGGTATTTCGCGTTACTTTGACTTAATAGATGCAACCGGAAAATACAGTAGCACTAACTTATACGGCAATGACGGCATTGTTTATAAAGAATTTATTGATAGAACTACATCGTTTTCCTTCCAAACTCAAACCGACATTGAAGGTGTTGTAATTAACGAAATCGAACCTATTTTTAAAGACAAAAGAGTGAATCACTTTTACTTCGATAGATTTCCTGAGATTAATGCAGTTGACTTAAATGTTTACTGGGTATCGGCGACTAAAGACACTAATACATTTACAGGATTTTTAAGTAACAACGAAACAACGCCTGAGGATGGATATCAACGGGTAGGAAGTTTTACTTCGACTAGTCTTCGTTATGTAAAAGCCGAGAGCTTACTAAAGTTTGTAGCACCAGCCGGACAATACTTTGATAAAAACAATGCGTTGAAGATAGGTTCGCCTAGTGATGTAGGGCACAAAACCGTACTTTGGACCAAAGTTTTTAACATTGCAGGCAATGGTGTTGACCAGCTAATTACAACTACATCTGGTGCTATAGCACTTAGTGACGATATCCCACAAGGTGCAATTCTAACAGAAATACGTCCTAAGCTAGCAGGATCGTTGCTTGACGATGTTAAACGCCAACTTATTGATCAGACGTTTGCCTACAATAACTTCGGATTAAGATTTGACGTAGAAGATCAGCGGTGGAAGTTAATTAAGGCATCTAACCTAAACGCCAGCGGTGATTTCAACACTGGTTTTGCTGGAGACACAAGTGGCCAAGGCCTTGATGCTAGCTGGCTAATCAAGTTTGAAACATCTGGTGAAAGGTATAAAGTTTTTTATCGTGGGCTAAGGTATGTTTTTGAAAGCGACGAAGAGATCAGATTCTTCTATGATTCGACTGATAAGATTTTTGATAGCCGAACCGGCAAAATTATTAAAGACAAAATCACAGTATTAAACATTAACAAGCAACCTGACAATCCGTCTCCGTTTACAAATGATTTTACTTGGGAGATTTTGTCTGAGTATAGAGACAAAGAAGGTTATGTAGACAGTACCCGTGTTGAACTTACGTTCTTTGACAGCGACGAAGACGGCGTAGTTGATGACCCTGACTTGTTTGAAGACATAGTAGCACCTGATTATGTTGATCCGGAAACAGGGCTTACAACAGTCGTAGATAAAAAGACTGTTATACAGGAAAAGTATATCACGTCAGCAGGAACTGAAGACTTCCGTTATGTTAACGCTGAAGCCACCGGTATTAGTTTATATAGATCAGAGAGTGCGCCGGCTGTGCCTTTGGCTAGTGAAAGAGCCAGCGGCGCCATTTATTATTTCCTTGACGTAGATTTGTTTAAGATCTGGGATACTAATACAATGACGTTTTCTATAACAAATGATTACAAGGCGTTTACTGGCAGAGATATGCTAAAATTCCAGTATGTACACACTGCGGATTCGAACAATAGAATTGATCCAAGTGCTAGTAATATTATGGATACATACTTACTAACAAGAGGTTACGACAGACAATATAGACTTTTCCTAGACGGGCAGTTGACAAATCGTCCCCTACCGCCTAGTTCAGATCAACTGTTTAGATCGTTTGGATCTAAACTGAATCAGATTAAGTCAATAAGCGATGAAGTGATTTATCATCCGGTTAAGTAC